TTCACGCGCTATTAGCTTACGCACATATTGCTTGGCGGCTTCCGAAGGTTCGTTCGCGGTCATGTCTGTGGTTCCTTGTCCTCGTGGCGCTCGAAGTAGCCGCTGGCAAACGCGTCAGCGTGAGGCTGCACGACAAGGTAGCCGCTAAAGTCTGGCCCAAAACCAACGGTGGCCTCGTAGTAGCCACGGCGCTTGTTCGGTGACGGGTGCAGGATCGTGCCTGCTGGGATGATAACATCGCGTGTCGTTTTCATGCTGTCGGTTCCTTGTCCTCGTGGCGCTCGATAGCGGCGGCGGCATAGTCCAGCGGCAAGCCCAGTGCAGACATAGGGTCGAGGCCGAACGGCGTTTCGAGCGATGCCTCCCGGCGGAGGTATGCCACGATCCCCGCCCGATCCTTCGCCACCCGCTCGCGGAGGCTGCGGATTTCGGCGGCGAGGTCTGCGTACGTAACGTACTTGCCTGCCTCCACAGCGTCGAAAAGGCCATGCTCGTGGCAATAATCGGCCCGCTCCGCCAGATCATCCATTGTTCGTCTCCTCAAAACTCGATCTCGCCGGGTGCCCAGTCGTACAGATCCCAGCCGAACTCGCGGCGCAGGAAGTCGCGGAGGGTCACTTGTCCCTCCTGCTTATCCACTTGCCGATCAGGATGGCGAGCGGGATGGTGACGGCGAAGTATACCACCGTCGCGGCGAGCATGATGAGTGCGGTCATTGTTCGATCGCCGTGACGTAGTAGACATTTTGCACCCGGCGGCGCTTGTCGGCGCGGGCGATCCTCTCGGCCAAGGCCATCGCTAGGTCGGCGGCTGGCGCGATCGTCTTGATGGTGGCCTGCTTCCGGCGTCCGCCGGTGTTGATGTAGAGGACCGAGCAGTTAAACCGCCGGTCGGCGCTGCTGTCGTAGTGCTTCATGGTCAGGCCTTTCTGTCGATCAGTCCGCGCGCCTCGCAAGCCTGGCGCAGCATGTGCGGCGTCAAGGCCCACACGCGGGTAGCGTTGCCGTAGTCGCGGGTGTGCTGCTTGATCAGGTGGTCCAGTACGGCAAGCTCCGCGGCGAGCTTGTCGCGCCGCTTGAAGGCGCCGGCGGCTGCTTTGGCGATGTCGCGCGCGTCGGTCACTGGTCCGCCTCCCGCTCGTATTGCGCCACAGTCTCAAGCAGTGCGTCGCGTTCGGCGCGGACGACGGCGAGCAAGTCCTGCGTGTCGGCAAGCTCGATGGCGGCGTCGAGCCATGCGTCGAGCCGTTCGCCCAAGGCGATGCTCAGTTCGTGGCGGCTATCGCGCGCTGCCTCGATCAGGCGGCGGCTATCTGAGAAGCGCCAGTAGTTGCGGTCTGCGTTCGGGTTGTAGGTCATGGTCGTCTGCTCCTTGTTGTCAGCGTGTTGACGTTACCCTCTGATGTGAGGGCGTGCAACTGATTTGTTGACGTTAGGCGGCGCCCCATTGCGCGGCCATTGCGTCGGCAATGCCTTGATAGGTTGCGCTGCGGATTTTCCACCGGTCGGCGGATGGTGGCAGCTTGTTCTGCCCGCTGTCTGTCTGGTTGCCCCATCGTTTGCGTCCGCCCACGATGCGCGGCGCGATAGTTTGCGTCGGCGTGAGCGGACCCAAGTTTTTGAGCCAGAGGCAGGTTGCCTTGCTGGCGTCGTGCCCGAATTGCCAAGGTTGGACGGTTTGGTCCGGTTTGCGGATGCGGGTCGATATGCACCCAATCGGGTTCTCTAGGGCAATGCGCTCTATCGGCGCGTCCAATAGGGCTTGCACGAATGCCAGCGCCGCTTCGGTTTGCGCTGCCCGGTCAGGCCGGCGCTTGTTCCAGTGCAACCCTGAGGCGCACAAGTAGGTGCACGGCGGATGCGCGATCATCAAATCCCATCCGTCGCGGATGATGTCGAACACGTCGCCTTGATAGTGCGGACCGGGCCTATCGGTCGGCAGAAGGTCGCACGACATTGCGTCATGCCCTGCCGCGCGGAAGGCGTCGCGGACGGTGCCGCTATATTCGCAAGCGATCAGGACGCGCATGGTGTCATGCTCCCGTGTCAATGCGGGCGAGGATAGCGCGGACTTCCCGCAAGTGTGCGTCGTTGTCTGTCAGCCCGTGAGCCTCGCAATCCTCTAGCAGCATCCGCAGCGCCGTCAGCATGGCTGGGGCTTCGGCAATCAAACGAGCGTCGCGGTTGGCGCGTGCGCCTACGGCCTGCACCGTGGCGACGCGATGGTCCCCGGCGTAAACGATATGCGCGGCGGCTTTCCAAGGGCCGGGTGTGTGTCTGTCAATCATTGGCTTTCCTCTTAGCAGCATGTGCAGTCGGACCACGGCTTGCCGTTGCGGCAAACCTCGTCGTCGTCGTCATCGTCGTCGTCGTCGTCGTCATCGTCGTCGTCGTCATCGTCGTCGTCGTCGTCATCGTCGTCGTCGTCGT